ATTTTTTTTGGGCGCTACGCTGGAAGTAACCAAAAAAATCTGTTCATTTTCCCAGTAGTATATATAGATATAATCTGTATCTACCGAACACACCAAACATGAAAACTTTCGATTTCAGATTGACCCCCAAGGACCAGGACTTCCTCCAGTGGGACACTGACAAGATCACCAGGATCTTCAAGAACTGGTGCAAGAAGTGGGCCTGGCAGATCGAGTGTGGCAAGCAGACCAAGAAGTTCCACATCCAAGCACGGCTTAGCTGCAAGCAGAAGAACACGACCACGAAGGCGATGTTCGAACGGCTCAAGTGTCTCATCTCCGAGGGGGATTCCAACTACCTGAAGCCAACGGCGGAGCAGAATATGGGCAACATGTTCTACGTCATCAAGTTCGACACCCGTGTCAAGGGCCCCTGGACGGACAAGGACAACATCGGTTACATTCAGAAGCGGTTTCGGGACCCCGTTTTGCGCCCCTGGCAGCAATCCCTCCTGGCGCGTTGTTCAGCCTCTGAGGGAAATGACCGTGAAATTCTCATGGTGGTCGACAAGGGCGGCAATGTTGGCAAGTCGTTCTTCAAGGGCTACATGGAGTCCAAGGGCGCGATCATCATCCCGTCTACGATGAACGATGGGAACGACATGGTGCGCTGCCTGATGGCGCAGGTCAACGAGGGTGACGAGCGTGTGCACACTGTCCTCCTGGATGTCCCCCGGGCAACTTCGAAGCGTCACTGGTGGGCCCTGGCCCGTGGCCTTGAGGTCATGAAAAGTGGTTTTCTCCATGATGAGCGCTACAACTACCGCAAAGTCAAGATTGAGCCCCCCGTCATTGTGTGTTTCATGAATGATGCTCCTCCGGAGGGGTGCATGTCCAAGGACATTTTCAAATTTTTGGAATTTAATTTCAAAGGTAAGAATGTTGACGCTACGGCTGACGCCTCCGCTTAAAGATCCGCATCCGTCGGCATGTGTGCACCCTGGCCGCCGCCGAAGAAATTCGGGAAGATGTTTCCAGCGCCCTCCCCAGCAGTTGGGCCATGTTTTGTGTTGGGTTCCGAGAGTGAGCACACCGCTTCCGCTTGAATACAAACCCTAAATGAACCGCAACGGTTTTTCCCGCTCGTAGGCAATCCGTAGTTCTTGTTTGTGGGCATAATTGCAACCATCAGGAAATCGAGTTCGTCCGGTGGGGCGTCCGCAAACCACAGGTTGGAATCCTTGCTGCGCAGGCTGTTGAGCGAGGTGAATTTGGAATTCATCGTAATTGTTGCCCCCTTGGGCGTGCCCCCCATGTTTCTGTACATGTTAGCCGTTTTGGTGTACGGCTGGCGGTTGAGCTGGTCCGCGTTGAACGTCGTGCTTGGTGCGACCCCCACTGGAATGTCGGAGGCGGCTGTGTACTTGCCGACCACAAGCTGAGATACGCCCTGGTGATCCTCTTCGGCGTCCATATCCTCATTGATGTAAACGGCTGTAACGGTAACTTTCGTTCCCAAGATTTTCGCGGTGCGGTATTTCCCGTCGCCGGTGCCGTTCTTGTTGGTGACCCACGCTGTGGTTTCAGGCATTGCTGCCCCTTTCGCGCCATAATCGGTCGCTTCCCAGGTCCCTTGGCGGGCTGCTGGTGTTCCCCCTGTTGGCCAGAAGTTGCCCGGGTGGTTCAACTGCAGAATCTGCATGATCGGTTTCCCAGAACCGTCTTCATCCTTCACAACGAAAGTTCGGGTGTCCTGGAAGAGGACCTTCCGCGTTGTAGGCATGGTACTGCTCGACGCAAGCTGGATAGGATGGCTTTTAACAGCCGCCTTACGAATCCTCCGGCGCTTCCTGAATCCAGAGTAACCTCCGCGAAGTCCGCTATAGCGTCCACGACGGCGTCGCCAAGTTCGCTTACGGTGGTAACGTCTGCCATACGGCATCCTGGACATAACCTAAAAATAGGTTGACGCATATATAGATCAAGATTTTTTTTGGGCGCTACGCTGGAAGTAACCAAAAAAATCTGTTCATTTTCCCAGTAGTATATATAGATATAATCTGTATCTACCGAACACACCAAACATGAAAACTTTCGATTTCAGATT